GGAAATTTGTCAGCATCACTAAGTGAGGTGTCTAGCATGAACTGCAACATAAAGTTGCTACGACCCATGGACGCTTCACGTTCAATCAGGTCTTCATTATCAAAACGGTCATCTGTTACGTCCCATTTTTCAGCGCCTTTCTCAACATCTTCGACCAGCTGAGGCGCTAGAAGCCCCTCGTAATTGCTTGTCTTACGTGGATACCTAGCAGGCCATACAAAGGGCTTGTATGACCGCTCAGCAAGGCGCTTGTAGACGGTAAATGTAGTCTGAGGAGTACCTAAGTACATGATACGTGAGTCATCCTTTGGTGTAAGGATAGATTCAGCTTCTGTACAAAGTTGTAGGAGTTTCTCCCTCATTAACTCCGTCATGCTATTGCCAGGAACCTCAATGTCGTCTAGGATCATTAAATCTGCGCGGCTTCCGGTCAGCTGTCCAGTGATGCCCACCGACTTTACGCTTGGTGCCTGGTGGGGTGAGCACTTCACATCGAAGCTTACCCTGCTCCACCTTGCATCGTCTCCAGTCGGTCGTAAATGAGAAAGCCATGGCGTTTCAATAATAAGTTTTTGTAGAAAAATAGACATGTTATCTGCACGTTCTTTAGACGCGGAGATAATCATAATTTTTCGCTCTGGATCGTTAAAGAGAGTCCAGAGAACAAATGCGCCTGTGATCCACGACTTACCAACTCCACGGAAAGCCTGTATCTGAAGACGCTTAGGTCCATGTTGAAGATAGTCTGCGATAGCATATTGCGCACGTGTAGGGTTGGGTAGATCTAGCTCCGCCCACAGAGCCTGTAGGAAGAGCTTAAAGTCACCTTGTAAAAGGTCTAGTGTATTCATAAGGTACTAAAATTAAGGTCGTCTTCACGGTCTGGATCTTTTAAGAAAAACAAACCTACAGAACCATTTTTAATTCTAGTTCCTAGTGGTATAGCATTTTGCTCTCTAGCTTGACGTAGTGCTTCTCCAAAGTCTTGACTTTCATCAAAAATAGGTCCAGCATCTAAATTTTCAATAGGGTTCTCAGCTTCAACTAAAGACCCAAAAGCTTGAGCCGGTGTACCGCCTTCAGCTAAAGTCAGAGCGCCTGCAACTGCACCTCCGACAAGAGGCACACTTAAAACTCTAGCAACCCCACCTTTAACTTTTAATCTAGTACTACGTCTGGCGGCAATCTGTTGTTTTTCAAGAGCACGTTCAGCTGCTAGACCACCGGCAAAGTCAGGAAGTTCAACATTAGGTTTACTTTGAAGTTTTCCTTTAAAAGGATCGAATTCTACTTGAGTTTCCGGTCCTACAACTTTAACACCCTGCGCTCTTAACTGACGCCGCCGGTCTGTCTGAGCTTGAGCTTGACCAGGATCCATACCAGCATCCATGTCTAAAGCAGCTGTAGTATCGTAACTGCCAATAACACCTAAACCTTCTGATTCCAAAACTGTTTCATAGACATCACTAATCCAGTTTTGAGGAATACCAGCCGCTTCCATCGCAGCATAGTTAATACGAGGTGCTTCTTTATGTGCTATGTTAATTTCAGCAATTTCAGGTCTCATGCTTAAACCTGTAGTAGGTCCACCACCAAGCTTAGGATCAATATCTTCAGCCCCCCTAAAATGACCTTCGTGATAAGCACCTGTCTTACCAACCTCAGCACTCATGCGCTGCCTTTCTGCTGTAACTTGACGTTTACCTTTATTGGCTTGTTTAACATACCAATCAGCAAACTCTTTACCATGTTTTTCTTCCAGGTATTCTGTAAGAACTTTTGGAATTTTTCTAGCTGCTTTACTGCCCATTAAGCAATATGCTCCAATAATACTTTTTCACGGAGCCTATTGACTCCAAATTTTTGCCTCATCCAATCAAGGACGTTGGCACTTCCTTTTTCCTGATTACAACGGGTACAGGCACATACGACATTTGTTGCGACATCCTGCCCACCGCGAGCCCTAGGATGAACATGATCGATAGATAACTGACTAAGGTCATAAGTTTTTCCGCAATAAATACATGTATGGTCAAAATGTTCCTTAATAGAGCGCCTCCACAGGCGCTTGGCTTCTGGAGAGGTCATAACTATTAAGTTAAATAGGTAGTCGTCAGGAGTTGGAAGTAACGGGGTCATGCTCGGCCTTTACGTGCTCGGTTTTTAGATGCTTTTTCAAGGAATGTTTTACCATTCTTTCTGTGTGAGACATCTTTACCGTCACCATTGCCATAAGTTCCGCGTTTTCTGTTCTCTTTGTTTAGTGCAGACCGTTTTTTAATCTGCAGTTTAGATGAGTCGTATTTCTTTTGGTACGACTTATAGTTACCATTAGCGTACTTAGCGCCACTATGTTTAGACGTTCGAGCCATGCAGCCTCCGTTGTACAAGCTCAGGGTCTACCTGTGGCATGACTGCTGCCAGTTTAGACAGTGGATTACCTTCCAGGGCGACACCACTGATGTCATTTGTCTTAAGCCAGTCACAAGCTGCTTTCAAGTCTTGAGTAGAAGCCTCACCTGATTTAATACGGGCAAGGAACTCTTTTGTGACAAGGTTATGCAACTCGTTAAACTGGTCCTCAGTAGCCTTTTTTTTAGTCATTTCGTAAAGCTATTTGGTCAAGTTTGTTTTCAATACGTACCATGTGATCTTCCATACGGCTAAGTAATTCAGATAATTCTGCTTTTTTAACGTAGTCGGAAGCAACATTCAGCTCTATACCATCAAGTCTGCGGTCAAGGGCACTAATACGTTCATGAACGCTATTTATTCGATTGTGTAATCTGTTATTTAAAGCCGCCCCACCTGCAACAACTGCAACGGCTATGCTGACAATTGCTTCACTCATTTTCCAATGCTACAATAGGTACGATGTCATTACATAATACTTCGACACGTGAACCAGGTCTAAATGTAAAACCAGCTCTCATAATTTCAGTACATTTAAGTGCACGAACAAGCTCGTAATCAAGACGCATTTTTTGTTCGTGTTTACGTGCAATAGCTTTGCAAGTTTCAATCATACCACCATCCAGTGGTACTGAGAAATTTAGCTGTACGCCGAAGTTATTGCTTCGTACATACCCAGTGTAATCATGAGGAATAGTATCGTTGCCCATATAAAAGGGCGAGAACTGCATGGTGGTTCCATTACAACTGTTGTTTGCTGCAAAGTATTGACGAGACGGTGCACCATTGTTTTGGAATTGCACCGCCTGATTAGTTACGTTGCCTGTAGCTGCTGCAACAGGGTTAGATGTGTTTTGAACCTTAGGCTCTTCGTTAGCAAAAGCAGGATTTACTGAGAGAAGACCGACAAGGAAGTAGTAGTGGAGACCTGTTCGATAGTTTCTGTTACCAGGCTGTCTTCGATCTTTCCTGCTGCTCTTGTCACCACTTCGAGCTGAAACTGATCTCCAGCTGTGTGGATTGTATAGGTTGTGTTGGTGCTTGTAATGTCCCCGCTCGGGACTACGTTTGTTCCAGACCATGATGAATAAGCACCACCGTAAACGTTGGTCGCAATAGTGCGGTCAATATCAATGGTGGTGGTTGTAGTGGATTGCATGGACCCCTGAGTAAAATTAGGGGTAACTTGTGCGGCTGCCGGGCTAGCCATCATCAACAACAAAATAAGACGTTTCATTCTTCTTTCTTTTTAGGTTCAGGAGGTTTAGGATTCGTTTTAGTGTTGGATGTAGTGAGTCCAAAAGTCGCTAGGGCACCTGTAAAAACAGAAGCTACAAAGGTAATATCACCACCGCTTTGACCCTTTTTAATCATTGGGATGTCAACGTAATTAAGAGTGATAATGAAACCACTCCAAACGACAACACCTAAACGGACAAAGGTACCGAGAATTTGCAATTCATCCTCAGTATTTTCCTTGACTTTTTCTAAGAAGCCTTTGGCTCCTTCTTTTTTGTTATTTTGTTCCATGTAGTTTTCATGATGGGTTTCATAACCATCACTAGGTATTTAAATAAAGAAGTAGCAGTTAGGGTGGCAGCAACAGAAATAAACGCTGTTGTAGCTGCTGTAGTCATAATAGTAGTTGTAGGCATAGGTACCTCAATATCCGTAAACGGTATTTCTACTATTTGAGCTTCAGGTGGTAAATTAATCTTTGGTTTTGTAGGTTGTTTAGTAGAAGTAGTTTTACTTTCCTTTTCAGGAGGTTTATCTTCCGTGTTAATCCCCTCAACACCTGGAGGTGGCCTGAGGGTGTTAGGAGGGACTACAAGGGGCTTGTAACTAGGTAACTGAGCCCTTGGTACCTCCAACACCACTTTAGGCATTACAGGCGCTTCTGGAAGCGTTAGAGAGGGGAGAACCGGTGGTTCACTCCAGGGGTCCACCGAACAAACCGCGTTCGATGAATTTTACTGCCTGATCATCAACAGTGTTGTCTGTTTGTTCAGCCAATTTCTTCAAAAGGTCAACGACAAGACGTTTGACTTTATCAGAATTAATAAACGAGAAAAGAATCGGACGGATAAGGGTGATCATGATAAGTATCAGGAAGGTTCAGTAGGCCAAGTAACGTTGTGAGGGAAGCCATCAGTAGTAGGCAGATCCCTAAGGGCTTGACGGTATGTACCCCAGGCAGTAGCGTTAGCAGTGCTATCAGCCAGTTGGGTCCAATCAGTGTCAGCAAGTTTTTTGTTGCGTTTAGTGCGGACACGTTCAGCAGCATCTGCATCGACACGTGCACGATATGCAGTCTGTTGCTCAGCAGCAGTTTCGCCGCCTTCAATGTCAGTAAAGACCGGACCAGCGACAAACTTGGTGAACCACTTGCCGTCAATCTGTTCAACACCATCACGAGTGCTAACGCCATACGGAGCAGTTACAGTTGCTGCTGGACCGTTGAGAACAACGTCATAACCGTAGCTGTCCAGAAGGTCAGCAGTAATTTGCTTAGGGAAGCTTGTATTGGGGTAACTTGCCTTAAATTGGCTAACGGTGGTTACAGCACCAGATTCGCGATTACGGATTTCCATAGTTAATTAGTTATTAAGCAATTGCAAGATACAGGAATTTAGCGCCACCAGTAGTGCTGTTGATGTACGAGTCACCACCAGCAACTCTAAATCCAGTGCCATCAGAAAGTAGATCAATAGAGTCAACTGTCGAATCCTGTGCAGGATTGCCGTTGAGTTCCAAGCGTGCGTCAGTACCTGGGTTTATGCCGCGGGTTGTATCAAAAACCCACCAACTGCCACTAACATTGTGTGCTTTAATTAGTACAAATCTTGGACTAAACCCGCAATTAACATCAACATCGCTAGAGGAAGCATTGTAAAAATCTACTTTGCTGATGCCGTCCAGGCTGGCAAAAAGGTAAGCAATAAAGTTTTCGTTGCTTTGGTTTACTTGGTTGATCTGCCCGAGCGTGAAGTTTGTCGTAGTTGGTTGTGCAGCTATTCTGACGCTGCTGCCATAGGATATCGACTCAGTTGCCGCATCAGAAGTGAACTGAAGACGGTCATAAGTAGACGAACCAAAGTTAGTAAATACTTGCCAAGGGTCTGCACCATCTAGATTTTTTACAATTATCAACTGTGGCGTCACACCTAGATTGTGACTTTGTTGATTGGTGGCTGAAATATTACCACTATAATGAACAATGTCGAATACCCCAGGAGCACGTTTAAAAGCTTCATATAAATAGCCAGTTGAAGTGCTAAATTCATTCACAAGACCATCACTATAGTCTAGTGCACAGGTTGCGTTGCTGTTTCCGGTATTTGAATTTGAAATCAAACGGCGATCACTGCCTCTCATCCGGTCAAACCACTGAAAAGAGTTGCCACCAACTGGATTTGTGTTGTACCAAACTAAATCAACAGGGAAGTTTGTAGTATTTTTGACGTTGTTATTGTTGCCGGTTTCAGCGTATCCTGCTTCGTATACATCCGTTCCAGCCTCGGGCGGCTTGTGCGGGCGGCGAATTGCGACGTAAATATAATCATAACCATCACCTCCTTGAGTACCGTCATTTGAAACAACTTTGAAGCCTGTGGGAGTAGGGTGAATACGACCGGCACCAGTATTTTCATTATTAGGGAGGTCCGGCCTTAATGAATGAGAGTCAGTGCTAGTATTCCATTCACGCATCATGTCAAAAATGACCCAACTATCGTCAAAACTCGGACCAGTTTTTTTAATCAGGACCCATTGAGGCTCAAACCCACAGTCGATTTCCTCCGTTCCACCTGTTCCGGTGTAACTACCGCATTTGATGATCTTTTCATCACCATCCGCGCCAAAAACAGCAGAGTCTGCGTCACTGCCATCAGCAAAAATGTAGGCAATATGCTCGTGATTAAGTTTGTTTACATCACTATCAGTGCCAACAGTGAAATGAGTAGAGGTGGGATTAGTTTGATCCCAAAAGTTTTCGTTTTGAACCTTAAGTCCATCATCATCCAATTTCAAATGATGATCGTTGCCCATACCTGAGTGGTAACACATCCATGATTTTCCGCCCGTGTCATCTAGATTTTTAACGATAATAAAACCAGGGACACAGCCTAAATTGTGTGGAATAGATTGTACAGTACTGCCTGTGCCGGTATATTTGACTACATCAAAAAACCCCGGCGCTTTGCGGAAGGTCCAGGAAACATTGTCAGAGTAAGTTCTATTATTTAATCCACCGCTTGAATCATCA